TAATACCAATTTAAGTAATTCAACATTAGTTGATGTTTCTTTACTTTGAACCACATAATTAAATAATTTTTGTGGATTCATTTCTCCTAATTGGTCACGTATAAATATTTTATTTTCAGTAATAACAACGTCCCCATATTGTAATGTGTTCCATAGTTCATCAACATACATAGCTACTTCTTTAAAAAATGGTTTATTTTGATATTCACTCCATACACCTCCATATAGTTGTTTAAATGTTAATTCTTTGGCTTCTTGTGAAGTAACATTTAATGTTTCAGCTAATGTTTCATATGTGTTTTTAGTATTTAAAAATTGAAAATTAACCATTTCTCCAATTAATCGTGGATGATATCCTTGAAAATCCATTTCTATAAACATATCATTTGATGCTCTATAACATTCACGTTCACCATTATCTTTATTTAATGCAGCAAAATTAATACTATTACAGGTGTTAGATGGGCGAGTAGTAGTATTATATAAATTATATTGAGTATATAATCTGCTCTTAGATAAATTGAATTCGGGATATTGTATCTTATTTTGATAGTGGTTTATATAGCAGTTTTTATCTACTTTAATACCATTTTTTTCAATTTGATAAAATACTTCTGTTGTTTTAAAATTTTGAAATTTAAATTGAGGTGATAAGAAGGTATATTTTTTAATTATAGGTTCTATTTTGGTAAATATAGCTTCACTTTCTTCATAATGTTTACTAATTGGAATTAAACAGTTAACATTAGATAAATTTATATGTTTGCTATAATAATAAATAATACAACTATTATCTAATACTTCCGTTAAATCAGGGAACTCAACAAAATTAATATCAAATAATTTATTAGATAGTGGATATACCCAATGTAATGCTTCTTTTTTATCAATTAAAAATAATCTATCTGTATTGATACTTAACCAATTAATTACTTCATTTTGATCTAAACTAAATGATTCATTGTGATCTAAACATAATATATATCCTTTTTTACTGTCAATTGGTCTAATATAAATTAAACTTAATGATGTAAGTGCAGGATGAAAATTATCATTTTTAGAAATAAATCTAATAAAGTAATCATTAAACGGACCTAATTGTGATAATTGATCTTGACGTTCTATAATATAAAACATATAACATAACCTTTAAATTAAATATAATAAAAAAATTTAGCCTATAGTACCATCTTCTTCTACTGAAGGAGATGTATAAGAACTATTTACAAAAATTGTTATACCAGGTATTTTCTTCTCAGCGTCTTTTAATTCATTTTCACTAAATCCTCCTTTATAAGTTAAAGCAACAGAAGTATATAAAGAGTTACTTTGAATCTGATCAAATGATGTTTTATCTATTTCTTTAATTAATAAAGGAGATGAATTATTTTCTGCTAAAAAATATCTAATATCTCCTTGATAATTATAAAAAAATGAAGGAATTTTTATATTACTTAATATAATTCCAGATAATTGACCAAAAAGAGAAGTTGCTGCTTTTAATAATAAAGGATTGATTTTACTAGAAGTCAATTTTATTATTTCAGGAGCATTATTATCAAATTCTTTTCCAACAAAAAATTTATTATTTATTTCATAATAATATCCCTGATAAGGTTTATAATTAGAAACATATACAAATTCTTTTCCTGAGGTATAGCCTGTAGTAATAAGATTAGCTGGTATTTTTGTTCCCATATTAGCAGATTTTTCCTATTTGGGTAAAATTATAATGGTGAGATTCTGTAGTAGTATTGATATTATTAAAATAATATTTATCTTTATTTGCTTGAATCCATTTCCACTCATTTGGAGTTTTAATAGGGTTAATTCTAACTCCATCAGAATTAGCTAAGTCAACAGCTAACCCAAAACCATGGTTTGAAGTTCCAGGTGTAGCACAAGGAATTTCTGATGATGAATTTTTAATTCTTAATTGATCTGCATATGTTCTATATGCTGAATTTACTTTAAGATATATTTTATTATTATAAGCATCTGTTAATAATGCTTCTAAATTTCTCATAGCTTCTGGTTGTAATCTTATACGTTTATTATCACTTTGATTTATTGAACTATAGTGAATTTTATAAAGTCTAGGATTTATTTCTACCAGTAAATCTTCTATATTACCATTTGTTCTTACTTGTCCACAAATTATTTTTGTTGATCCTCCTGAAGTTGCTTGTGTAGAATTGACTAAAGTACTTACATCGTTTGTTGATGTTACTGCTTTAACAATTGCTCTAATCTTTCTAGCTTCTAAAGGAGACATACCTCTAGGCTCATCCATAATAATAAATTGAGATTCTATAGTAGTTGTCCAATCATTATTTTGAACAGCATGTGATAATCCAGTAACAGCATATGCTATTTTTTTAGGACCTGGGCTACCAGGTCCGTTTCCTTTATAACCTCTAGGAAGAAATTCATCTGGAATTTTAAATAGATTCCCTATAACCATTCCCCCTATCCCGTCCATATCGATGGATAATTTAGTAGGAATGAGTGCTCTATTTTTATTATCAGTTTTTACAATTGATCTAAAATAGTTGATTATATCTTTTAAAGCATTTGAGTATTTTGCAGATTCTGTTGCATCAAAATCACCTTTGCTTTCATACCAGCTGGGGTCTATTTTAATTATGTAATTAACTAGTGTTGCAAAATTATCTTTTAAATTTTGAAGTTTTTGTTTTTCTTCATCAGCTGCAGCAGCAGCTGCAGCATTTAGTTGTTTTAAATCAACTTTTACAGGTACAATTCTATCTATTAAATTTTGATTAAAATCAATAAGAGTATTTACATCTGCTCCTAAAGCACCACCTTTAGCTTGAGCTCCAATAGCTATTATTGTAGATTGATCTTGAAATATTTGGGATTCAAGTTTGTATGATCTAACTATTGATTTAGTATTTTGTATTTCTATTGGAACTTTAGTTAATTTTTCCCAATCGTTATCTCTATTTCCTGTATAATTAATATCTATTATTCTGCCTATACTATCTTGTGGGTCTACAAATAATTCAAAAGTTGATACACTGCCTAATGATGTTGATATTCTTGATATTAAATTTTTTATAAAATCAAATAAAGCAATGTCATTTTTTTCTTTTTTATCTTGTGATGATAAATTAGGATCAGTTATTAATGAATATATAAAATCTAAATTTACATATATATTTCCTATAATTCCTAATTGTTGAGTTTTATAATTACCATCTTTCCAATAATTTTGACTTAGAGTTGACATTATTTTTTCAGTAGTACTAAAATCTGTACTATTAATAGAGTTTTCTAAGCCTAAGTTTACAGGATTAGTCCAATGAAGATTTTTAATAAGACATACTGATGGGTCTGTTGATATTTGGAATTCGTCTCCTACACAATAAAGAGGAACATCTAAACCTGTTTGAGGGGTTTCGACCATATGATCTCCACAATAGGTTGAAAGTCCAGCAATAGGATTTTTAGAATCGTTTAATAAAATTTTATCATTTAATACAGATACAAAATCTTTTAAAGGCATGTATATTTGAGCTCCATTAGTAGTAATAGTATTTTTTGCATCATTTCCATTTACAGATACATTAAATCTAAAAAAGGTATATTCATTAAATGTAACTTCAGGATATACAGAGGTACTTCCTTCAACAGGTTTAAGTTTATCTGTTTTTGATTTAGCTATTTCATATAATTCAGCAACTATACCTGCTAATTTATTTTGAGTATATGCTTTAGCAATAGTACTATCTTTTGTAAGTTTTGAAATAGGAAGTACATCATATGTACCTTTAGAAGTATCAACATCATAACTACCATAATTAATTTTTAATGATTCAAGAATTTCACCCATTGAAATTATATTAGTAGTACAATCATATCCTCCATCAGGGCGAGCACTCCAATTATAATTTTTTATAAAACCATAATGTCCTTCATAATTACCATCTGTAGAGGCTTTAGTAAATATTTTTTTCCAAATATCTTCTTTTGATGGATTCCCATCATTTCCATTTAACACATCATCAATAAAATTAATATTACCTTCTAAGCCCTTATCATTGTTTAAATATGGAGCCCATCCCCATTCTACTAATACACTATATCCAGGACGCATATATAATAATTCTAATTCTTCTAATTGTCTAATATCCCAACATTGAAAATTAACTGTTACTTCTCTTAAAGAACCGTAAGCACCTAAAGATTTTACACTTATTCCAGTAATACCAGGCATTGGACGTATTCCAAGCATATTTGTTGCTCCTCCTGGAGATAAGGTGCTATAAGCTTGATTTCCTGTTCCTACTCCAGTTCTAGCTTTACCATCATATAAAATTCCTCCAAGTAATATATAGGTTTTAGCTAAAGCTCCTGCATCCGCTCCAACATTAACTGAAGAGGTCATTCTAATCCAAGAGTTACGAGCATTAAAATATTGTATAGCAGCAGGAGTACGTTCGTTTATAGCTTCTTGTCTAGCTTTTATTTGTGCTTGAACACCAGGTTTAAACGTATCTTTAAATATGGACATAACATTTATCTTGTTTTATTAAATTGATCAACTAATTGTAAAACTGAATTTATATCAGTTGGAATTCTTAATTGTGTTCCTGGTATGGGGAATAAGGCTCCATTAGTTATATTATTGTTAGCTGCAGATATTACCCACCATAGGGTAGAATCACCATAGTAAGAATAAGCTATAGAATCAAGTCTATCTCCTATAGTTGTAATAATATAATAATCATTCTCTGATAAAGGAATATTTGGATAGAATTTTCCCCTATAATAAGGTCTATTATCCTGTGTTTTTAATATAGTTGAATTTTCATACCTATTCATAATACCTATTTATTTTAACCTCTAGAATTTTTTAAAAGATCTTTTTCTGCTTTTGTTAATGATTGATTTGGATTCTTTGGAGGATTTGATTTTGCTAATGTTTCTGCTTTTCTTCTAGCTGCTTCGTTATTTGCAACAAGAGTACTATCTATATTATTAATTGAAGGGGGAGTTGGAGTTGGTGTAGGAGTAACAGGTGGTGTAACTACTACATCACGAGTTGGAGTTACTGTTGGATTTACAGCGTCTGGTTCTTTATTTATAAAACCACATTTATAATGTTGTGGTAAAAAATTATGTATTAAAGTAAATCCTATATTAACACTTAAATAAAAAGCTAATCCTTTATCTAAATCCCAAGATGATCCTTCAAGTGGTTTAAAAGTTAAAGAATTAATAATTCCAGGTTGATTATTTACATAATTACCTACTTTTAATTTAGTAATAATACCACCTAGTAAATTATTACTATTATATTTACCTGCTAAAGTTGAAGCTAATTCACTTAAAGCGCAATGTTTATCATCTAATTCTTTTGTATTAAAACAAGGAATATTAAATGCTACTGTTATATCACGTTTGAATTCTTTAAATATATAAAAACTTTCTGCTCTACCAGCATACTTTACTGGGTCCCAAGTACTGTTATAGCTTTCATTATAGTCAGTTAAATATCCTAAAAATTTTAATGTATTTAAAGGATTACCAGTAAAAGGGTCTAGAGGTGTAAATACTAATGCTAATTTATCTTCATTAACATCAAGATCATTAGTTCTTTTAAATTGAGTTGCTAAACTTGCACTTACATATTTAAAATCTTTATCTGGTCTAGAATAATTAACTGTTATTACTTGTTTAGTAGTATCTTTAGATGAATTATAATTAAGAAATGGTTGAATTTTACTTTGAGTAGTATTTTTTGTTCTATCTTCCATTGTTTTTCCATCACGAGATCCAGTTGCTGTCATTTCTACTCTAGCAGGATTAGGTAAACCATACTTATCTACTGCTGTAGTTGTAGAAAGTCTTTCTATATTAGTTTGAATATCAGGACGTCGATTTGAGATATTTGTAACTGTATATAATTGTTGATTTTTTTGCCTATCTTCAATTACTTTTCTTAATTCTTTATATTTTTCTGTATTTGTTGTTCCTTTATATACTATAACATTTTTAGGTGTACTAGAAAGTCTAGCATTAGCTTGAGAAATATCATCACCTAAATTAGATAATCCTTGATCTGCAGACCGATTTGCAGATTTTAGTTTATTTTCTGCTTTAGGCTTATCCTTATCAGAAATACTTGCAACAGAATCCTTTAAAGTAGACCTTAAATTAGCATCAGTATTAAGTTCTCCACTAAAAAGTTTAGAGGCTAAAAAAACAGATCCAGTATAATTTGCAGTAATTGGATATAAATTAACATTACTATTAATTTCTATAGGCCTTTTACTAAGATATGAATTACCAGCTACATTTTTACTTTGTTGTTTTGCAAACTTTATCTTATCACTATTTTCAGTAAATGAATATCTTTGTATAAAAGTATTCCCTATACCATAAACAGAGCTAGGACCACCAATATATTTGTTTATTGTGCCTAAAGTTGGATCTTTAGCAGGATCGTTATTTGGTTGAGATAATCCTAAAGAGCGGGCAATATTACTTAATTTATTAACAAAGCCAGGTATACGAATATTTTGATTTTGGTTCTGATTAGCTTGAAAATCTCCTAATCTAAATTGATTTTTATAACCTACTAACCTATTATTTTGACTGTCTTTATTATTGTCTTCAGCAACTGCTAAATATTTTGTACTATCATCTTGTACAGGTAATAATCCATGTCTATTAAAATGAACACCAAAAGCTCCAACAGGAACTTGTGCTATTGTATTAATACCTAAATTATATATACGTGTTGGACCTAAAGTATTATTTACAGGACTTAATGCTTTACCTATAAATCCTAAAATACCTCTACCATTACCTATAGTAATTTTTTTAGTTTCTAATTGTGGATTTGAAAGTTGTAATCCAACTTGTTTTACAATAAATAAAGGACCTTTGGGTAAATCAACAAGGAATTTTCCTATACGAAGAGTATCAACAACAGCCGAATTAATAGCACCTACAGCACCTCCTCTAATTAATCCATCATCGAATTTAATCATTCGAAGTTTATTAAAGCCGCTATCAACAGTGTTGATATCAACTTTTTGGTAGGGTTGGCCGCTATCACCTCCGCCTGGTCGATCGTGTCCGTATTTAAGAGATTTTAAATCGGTTTTTAAATCACGTAGGGACATTTATATTATTTAGTAGCGTCCTTCTTTAGGTCCTAAGTCTTTATATTTACGACCTGGCTTGGATTTGTATATTTGTGATACAACTCCTGTTGGAGTAAGATTTGGAGCATTTGAATCAATTTCATCTAATCTAGATGGTTGTGGTTTATTACTCAAATTACCTTTAATTAAACGCCAAGTTACATCAGGGTTACCATCAACAGAATATGTTTCATGTAATGAATCTGGCGGTATTGGGTCAACTCCAAATTGTTGTGGCTTCACACCAGCTAATCCTAAAATACTGTTTTTTAATTTGTCTAATAATGCCATGTTTATTTGTTTTATACGAATAAATATTTAAATATTATGCTACTTTATATGAACCTTGTACTAATGTTGTACCTACTTTCTTTCCATCCATATTGATAGATGTGTCTTTATTATACAATTTATTAACAGCATCTCTAACTTCATTAATTGCCGTTATCATTGGTGTAAGATCAATTTGAGGTATTGATATATTTTCTTTTCCTTCTTTACCACCTAAATTAGTACCTGCAATTACAGTATCTTTATCATTTAACTTAATAGCTCCTTCTGGGGATAGTAAGGTGCGTTTACCGTAACCACCCTCAGACATTATGTCGTCTCCTTTTAAAAATTTATAGCCTAAAGCAGCAACAGTACCAGCAGCAGCTAAGCCTAGAGCCCAACCAACAACAGGGATTGCAGATAATGATGAGATAGCTCCCATTACAGCAGAACCTATACTTTTTAATAAATTTCCTTTTTGAATTACAGCTGCTGCTGATTGTATAGCTAAACTAACTTTTTCATACCCTGCTTTTACTCCTGCCCATATTGTTATTGCTTTTTGTTGAATCCATTCTTTAGCTGTTATAGCACCTATTATAGTTCTTCTAACTAAGCTTTTTTCATCTAAAGAAAGAGCATAAGCTTTAACACCTGCAATTCCTTCTTCAGTAATAGCTTCTTTAATAGCAATAGCATGATACATTGTTTTTTTAACAATACTTTTTTCTAACATTATATTTTGAATAGCTAAAGCATTTCCTTGAAGAGCTAATTGAGCTGTTTTACCTGCTTCAAGTACATTACTAGCTATTTGATATCCTTTTATAACTAAATAAATACCTGCAATTGTTTTTAAAAGACCAGCTATTTGACCTAGTTTATTAGCAGCCCAAGTAAGAGGAGTAAAAACAACATTAAGAATAGGTTGTAAAACATCAGTAATAAGTCCTACCATTTTAGATAAAACATCTAATAATTGTCCTACAGGACCTGCTATTAGATTACCAAAGAAATCTTGTAACTTAAGAATAGATTGATTAAATTTATCTTGTATACTTTGTCTTTCAAGAGCTTTTTTTGCTTCTTCTTCAGTTATTTGAGCTAATGATTTACCACTAGCAATTGCTTCTTCTCTTTTTCTTAATGTATTAGCTAACTCATCTGCTTCCATTCCAACAGATTTAGCTAATGCTTTCTGCTGTAATACATTCATTTTAGTAAACTCTGCAGAAGTACCTATGTTTTTAGCTAATTCTTCAGCTAATGTTATTTGATCTCCGGCTAAAGCAGCTGCTCTTGCTCTTTCTAAATTTAACTGTTTACCAGTAAGTAATTCAGCTTCTAATTCATTTTGAATTGAGGATTCCCAATTTAAAAGAGATTCGCCCGATTTTGATACTTGATCTAAAGTCATACCAAAAGCTTTTGCAGTTACTACTGCTTTAGCAATACGTTCTGGGTTGTAGCCTAGATTTGCAGCTAATTGTCCTGATACTTTTGATGCTTCAGCAAGAGTTGCTTTAAAATTAATACCAACTTTAAGTTGATTTCTTGCAGCTGTTAATCCTTTAACAAAAGATTCATATGTTTTTTGAGATGTTGTTCCATTTAATACAGCAAGTCTTTGAATTTGAGCAGCTTCTTCTGCTTGTAAACCAACTTGTTTAGTTAATTTAACTTGTGTTTCAAGCTGATCAGCTGTGAATTCATAAACAAGTCCAGTAGATTGGGCTAGTTCATTAAAAGCTTCAGTTAAAGAAGCAGCAGTAACATTTATATTAGTAGAATTACGAGCAATAGATGCTATATTTTCTCTAAATTTATAAGCATTTTTTTCACCGTAACCTAAAGATTTACCTAATTCTACAGTTTGTTTATTTGCTTCTAATGCTTTGTCTATAACAAAAGTAATAATAGTTAAAGGATCAGTAAATGCTTTTTTAAGACCAGTTCCTAATCCTTTTGCAAATATTCCTAATGATTTAAATTTATTACCTAATTTATCAACAGAAGTAATAGCATCTTGTTTTGTTTTTTGTTCTTTTTGATCTAAAGCTGCTAACTTTTGTTTAGAAATTATTTCATCATTTATTAAATCATTTTGTGCTTGCTGTAGTTTTGTTTCAATTACAACACTATTATTAGCTAAATTTTGAACTCTTAAAGATTCATTTTGAAGTGTCCTTTTCTCATCATATAATTTTTGTATTTCTTCAGCACTTAATAATCCTTGACGAGATAATTTATTTTGGATTTCTTGTATTTTAACATTATTTTCTGCTGTAATTTGAGCAGCATTATTAGCGTCTTGTAAATCCTTTGCAAGTTTATTAATTTCTTGTTGTATTGATATAGAATTAGCTAAAATATTTTCTCTATCTTGATCTATTCTTCTAATTTCGTCTAAAACTTCTTTACTTTTTAAAGCACCATCAATTAATTGTTTATTGTATTCTTGTACAGATTCAATTGCATCATCAACATTTAAAAATCTAGATAGATCACCACCATATTTAGAAACTACCCCAGCAGCTGCTTTAGCTAAACCACCAACTTTTTCTCGCACATCATATATTTGCTTAGATATTTTTAGTTCTTCTTTTAAAGCAGGAATTCCTTCTGCTAAAGCATTTTGAGTTGAAAGTAGTAATTCTTTTTCTTTTTGTAGTTGGTTTAGTAATTTTTCTTGTTCTTTAGTTAATCTTTCTTCACTGTTTCTTTTTAAATTAAGTAAATTATTTAATAAATTTTGTCTATTATATTCTCCATTAGAATTAGATAATCTTTGTTTTACAGTTTCTAATTCTATTTCACTTATCTTTAATTTTTGTGATTGTTTTTTTAATTGTTTATCACTTAAATCTGTAATTCCTTGTTGAAAATAATTTAAGTCTGAGGCTATAGTTGTGAGACCTTTAAATGTAGATTTACCTAATTGTAATAAAACATTTTGGTTTTTTAATTCAGATGTTGTTTCTCTAAAAGATTGATAAAGATAATCTGATTTAAATAAAGTATCATCTAATTCTTTATTTAATCGTTTTATTTCTTTAGATAAATTTCCAGCTGATTTAGCAAGATCAGCTTGTGATCTGGCTTGAGCAGCATTTAACCCATCAGCTATTTGCAGTAGTTTAATATATTCCTGATATGATTGATTTAATGCAGCTTGATCTTGTGGATCCATAGTATAATATTACATTATATAAATATTAAAGGCGCCTATTTTTTAGGCGCCTTAGTAATATAGGTTGGTTGTTTTGGAGCTATACTAGGTCGTGATATATTTAATTTATTTTTATTGCTAATTAGATTTTGCTGTTTTTCAGCTTCTTCATGTTCTTTTTCATAAAATTCTTTAATTTTTTCAAATGTAAATTTACGAAGCCAAATAGGCATGCTGTATATTGTATCCCAATCATAACCACCTCTACCATGAAATACTATTTCATGTATTTGAGAAAATAAATATAACCTATACTCCGGCGTCAGGCCAAAAAAAGTTAAGAGAAATAGGTACATTTATACCCTCCCCTGTATAATCTTCATCTTCAGGTTTATATATTATATTAATATCTGGGGATATTTTACTATAATATTCACGTAATGCTCTTGCATCTTTTGCAATAAGATAATTATCAACAAATTCACGAATATCTTTTTGATCACGTTTACCTTCAACAGAAGTAATAATATGTTTTAATCGTGTTGTAACATCAGAAGAAGAACTAGGATTAATCTTTTTTAAACCTTTAATTTCAGCTTCAATATTTTGTTCATCTCCGTGTGTTAATAGTTTAAAAGTAATATCATTACCTGAGTGGGGTAGTGTAAATGAAAATTCATTTAAACCACGTTTAAATAGTTTTTCATCTACTATTTTATCTTCTAATTTAGATAAATCAATAGTTGCTTCTATTTCTTGTCCATTTGAATTAGTATATTTAAAAGCATAATCTTTACCGTAACCTAAAACACGAGCAGCAATTAATATTGCATTTTTATCACCAACTAATAATTCATTATAATCAATAGGAGTGACAATTAATGCTTGAAGTAATTTATCAACTACAGTGCCGTTTTTAATATAATTAGCATTAGTAAGAATATCTTCTTCCTTAGCTGTCATATACTTCATTTCAATTTCACCTTTAGAAAGTGGTGATGTTTCGGGATACAATAAACCTTTTGAAGGTAATGTAACTTTTTCTGTTGGAATTTTTAATTCTGCCATATAACGTTTTTATTTGTGTATATATAAATATATGCAAAAAAAAGACGTTTACCAAAAGTAAACGTCTCTTAAAATAAATATTATTAAATTAGAAGTTCAATACGCAATAATCCATAGCAATTGTTACTGCTAAGTTAATTGCTGCGTCTCCTGAAGACCAATCATAATCACCAAAAGTTGCAGTTTTGCAATAAGCACCTTTGATAATCCATTCACCTACTACATCACCTACAGGACCTAAAATATCTAATGTTAGATCTTTTTTATAAAAATCAGAATAACCATCACGACCTGTTACTGATTCGTGTGCTAAACGAGCCCATTCCATTACTGCTTGTGCACCTGATGGAGTTACAGGATCGTATAATTCTAAAGTCATATCATTCCAGGTAACTTTACCTTTAACTTTACGATATACATTGATATGATCTAAAACAATTTCTTTAGCATCGAATCCAGGAGCTGAAGCCTTTTTAATTAAGTATGATGGAATACCATCAATATACATGATAAAGCGATTTGGAACTTTGGGTTCAAATGCCGTAAACATTATTTCGTTAGCGTCTAATACTGCCATTTTATTTTAAATTTTTATTGCTATCAATAAATATAGCAACTACATCCCCTATGCAGGGAATGTAGCGCCGGTTGGTAATACGTTAAAGTTCAATATAATAAATTCAGCTGTCTTAGTTGGTTGAATATAAATCTGACCTACTAACTGATTTCTATCAATTACATCAGGTGTATTGTTACTTTCGTCCATTACTACTTTGTAAGCATATAAACCTTGACGTTGTACTACTGATTCAAGATATGGATTAACTTGAGATAAGAATCTATTACGTGTTACGTTGGTATTTTGTTCAAATACTAAGTTATTACCTACTTGACCAATATATCCTTTAAGAGCAATTAATAAACGACGAACGTTTACTCTGTCTAAAGCAGTTGCTTTACGTTGTAATGTTTTCTGACCAAATACTACAACACCTTCTCCAGGGAATGTAGCTAATGGATTAACATTTGCACCATATAATATATCACGATCTGCTTGAGATAATCTTTTTTCAGCTCTTAATACTGAAGGAACACCACCACGATTTAAACCAGCAGGAGCAAACCATTCAGCACCAACTTGATCATTGAATGCAAATACACCACCCATTATTGTTGATGGAGGACACCATAGAGCTTTACCTACGTTGCTTGAATATAGTTGAATCCAAGGATAATAAGTAGCTGCATAGTTACTTGATTGACCAGCTGCGTTTTGAGCTGCAGTAGCAATTGAAGTACCATAAACTCCAGCACCTATAACTGCAATTGCATCACCGCGACCTTCAACTGTTGAAATCATTGTTGCCGCAGCACTACAATCTAAGCCAACACCTGGAGAAGTTAATACATTATATTGGTATTCATCTCTGTTATCAAGAAGATTAAATGCAGTAATATAATCAGCTGGAGAAAATCCTTGAATATTAGTTGTTGTTATATTTTCATTCATTAATTGAACAGCTGTTGTTGCAGCAACACCGCCACCAAATGAACCATTTGAAGATACTAGATTAGTTGTTGGTAAACCAGAAGCATAAGATCCAGTTTTGAAAAATCCATTATTATCAAGAGAATCTACTTGTGGAGTTATAGATTTAATACGAACATATTGAGAAGCATTAGCATATGATCCTGTATAATCAACATAATAATTATTATCAGCATCAATTCTAAATACTGGTTTCCAGTCACCTATTACACGAGCAATATAGTTTGGAAGGTTTGGATCTAATGAAAGATTAGGCCAAGATTCAATATAATTCTTTTGAGAATTATTATCATTTCCTGCACGAATTGCTATATTAAAAGTACCACTACCTGTATTTACATTTGTAAGTTCCCAACGAACGTTTGCTGTACTACCACTTGGTAAAGCACCATTAGTAAAGGAACCAGATACAGCACCTCCATTATTATTCATTATATCACCCCAAGTTAAGGTTTCAAGAATAAAAGCAGCAGAAGCATTTCTAGCACCTCCAAATGGACTTGTTGTACTACCAGTAATAAATTTAAATCCATTACCTAATATTTCACTATCATCATATAATGTAGTTGATAAAGACATACTGTATACATTAGATACAGAAGCAGTAATATTAAATTTAGAAGTTAATGAGTTAATTTTAGTTATTATATTAGTAATTGTAGTAGCAACAGTAGAACCAGTAACTATATAATAGTTAGGAGCAGCATCTACTTGAGTTATACTAGAAGTAATATAAAAAGTACCATAAGAAGCAGAAGTTGAAAAATCTGAAGATCCTGTTAATTGAAAATATGATCCATCAAGTCCTGATCCTGTTATAACAAATGAAGATCCGGTTAAAACTACACTTGCTGTAGCTGCAATTCCTGAAGAGTCATAGATAGTAGACTGTGCATATGTACTAACATTAGCAGATCCGCTGATAATTCTAGTAACTAGTAATGTTTGACCACCATTTTGAAAAAAATCTCTAGCAGCTAATGATGTAAGATATTCATAGTAATAACTACCACTTTTAAAAGTTTCACCAAATTTAGCTGCAAATTCGCTATATGATGTAACATAAGTAGGAACAAATGGTTGACCTAATACTGTAGGTCCAACGATTGCTGTTGCTGTCCCTTGAATACCTCTCTGAACTAACGATCTGTCAGATTCATTTTGGAATACACCGGGAGATAAAATTTTTTCTGCCATTTTGTATAATTGTTTTTGAAAAATTTAATAGGATTGACCTATCGATAAATATCTAAAAACTATTATAAAACGCAGAATCTTATTGAATAGGTGTAATTTCTCCCGTTTCTGGATTGATAGAGCCAGTTCCGTATTTTTCTTGAAGAGAATTAGTTAATTCTAATTCTTTTTGTTCAATTGTTGCAAGATCATTAACTAATTGTTTTTTATTACTTTCAAGCTTTTCAATTTGCTCGTTTAAAGCAATTTTTTGTGCTTCTGCAACACCAATTTCAAATATAGTTTGATTATATTTTGATTGGAGATCTTTAATTGATTGTAATTCTTCTTGTATTAATTGTGCCATAACATTATATTTTTATTTTTCCCATTTAGCTAATGGGCAAGCTTCTTTACCTGGTTTAGGGCTAAAAACTTTTTTACTTAAAGGACAACCACATTCTCCACAAATAAATGAGTTAATTGCAATAACGTGTGTTTTCTTATCACATGAATCACAAATGTTAGCTCGATATTGAGCTATCGTTTGTTGATCAGGTGTAGGATTAGCAGCGGCTATCCATGATTTAAATATTTCAGATATTTTGTTCATTAGATGGAAATGCTATTTCACCAGTATTTACATCAAGACTTCCATCACCATACTTAATAGAAAGTTTATTAAGAAAATCTTGTTCTTGAGATACTACATTGCGATAAGATTCAAGTAATGATTCTTTATATAAACGATTTTCACCTAAAGCAAAAGTAATGTTGTTTTTAACTTTTTTAAAATTTTGAACTTGAGCTAGTTCATCTTCAGTAATAAATTTTTTAGCTATTTCTTCACTCATTATTTTTCTTTTTTAGTGATTTTTTTTGCATCTGTAGATGCAACAGGTTTTTTAGTAGTAGTTTTTTTTACTTTTTTAATTTCTTCTTTAACTTCTTCAACTACTTCCTTAATTGCTTCTACTTTAGTTTCAATTACATCAGGAATGTTGTTGTTGTTAGTGTCAGCAATTTTACCTTTTTTCATAAGAGTAAAAGTAGCAATAATTGCAGCAATTAATAATACGATAATAACTGTTAACATAAATTTTATTTTTTGGTTTACGTATATAAATATATAATAAAATTTAAAGACAACCAAATTTATTTTAAATAATTATCCTACTACAAGATAATAAAAACTATATGTTACTGAAGGTTTTAAAGCTACAGGTCCAGTAAACATAGAAAATCCAGTAGTTGAAGTAGTGACGAAAGTACCTGATATCCCACCTATTGCAAGTGAGGAGCTATAATTACCAGGTTGTGTAACTACATAAGGTGGAGACGGATAAGCTGATGAGAAAGATACTGCAAATATAGTAGCATTAGCAGCAGGAGTAGTAGCTCCTGTTCTAACTGTAACAAATCCAGCAACATCAGATCCAGTAAAAGAAATACCAGGAGTACTAGTTCCAAGTGCACTTCCTGTAAAAAATGTTGGGATAGTATTACCTAATGCTTTAGGTATAGATAAGTTACCACTATTAACACCTAAAGATCCTGTTATAGTAGTACTTCCACTAATATTTACACTACCTGTTATATTATGAGTATCAGTAATAGCATTACCTTGTTTAGTTCCACCATCTGTAACTTGAAAATCTACAGTACTACCTGAAATTATTGTAAATGAACCTGTAACGACTGTATTTCCATTTGAAGTAAGACTACCTGTAATACCTACTGATCCTGTAAATTGTTGAGTATCTGTTGATTTACTTCCAAATATATTTGATCCTGAAGAATATTCTATAGAAGATGTAATAGTTTGTACTACTAAAGTAGTTGCGGTTATAGTACCTACTGTAGTAATACTTCCTGTAACGTTTAAAGAACCAGTAATAATAGCACTACCACTTATATCTAAATTAGCATTTAATGCTGTTTCCTTACCTATACCAACTCTAGATTGAGATACAAATAATGCTTTTTGTCCATATTGTCCAATGCGAACTGTATTATCTGAAAAAACTTCTATTACAGGTAAACCTGCAATTGTATTAACTGAAAATAATGAACCTGAAAGTGAATCATTTACACTAAAAAGACGACCTGCAGCTCCATCAACTGTGAATATAGATGCAGTTGCTAAGCTACCTGAGCCTCTAAAGTTAACTACATTTATTGTACCTGATACTTGAAGTTTAGCAGTAGGTATTAAGGTGCCTATACCAACATTACTACCAGAAGTAATATAAATGGTATTATTTACATATAAATCTTTTGCACCTGCAGTACTTCCTGTTATAACGTCTACACTAACATAATTAAGATTTGATATAGCTACTCTAAAATATGGATAATTTGTATTATCTGTGTTATAAATTGCTAATTGTTTATTAGTTGTAGTTACATCAGAGTAATAATTCGTAATACCTAAACCTTTAAAATCACCAGCGTTAAAATTATTAGGTCCTGATAATACTATATTTGGAACGGATTGGGCTGATTTTTTAATTTCAAATTGGGCTGATGGTGTTGCTGTGCTTATACCAACGTTACCACTACTACTTACATATAAAAACGTAGATGAACCACTTATTAACCTAAATGTAGTTCCTGCTATATCAACAGAAGCAGTTACACTACCACTAGTAATTTTATCTCCTGTTGCTGCGCTTCCAGGTGCCCATGCTGCTGAAACAGCATTTGAGGCTGAAACAGCCCAAGATGAAGTTCCAAATAATGAACCTGTAAGAGATCCTGTAAAGGATCCAGTTATTCCATTTGTAACATTTAAAGATCCTGTTACAGTACTATTATTTAAAGCAATGACGCCATTTCTGGCTACAAATTCATTCGGCATTTATGTTGTGTTCTAGATCCCTATCCCTAGAACGGGGGTTTACATATAAATATTATTGTTTTATAAACCAAAGCGTGATTTTTGTGCGTTGTAGTTTTGAAGTATTTCTGTTGAGGAGAGGGCGCGGTTGTATATTTGTGTGTTTGATATATTACCCTTAGAGTAATCGGCTCCACCTCCAATTCTAAGAGTAGTACTTGATGCTATGTTAGGTGTACCAGAGGCAATAACTTGAGATTGAATAGAACCATTCAAATATATGTAATTATTATTATTACTTCTAACACCAACCACATACACCCAAGTATTTAAACTTGCAATGTCAGCATAACAGCGATGTTCAGTACCATCAAAATTATTAAAATAAAATTTATTATCAGTAAATCTACCAACAGCAACATTATGATAATTAGGGCTATTAATACTAAGATTTGATAAAATAATCCACTCATCGTTTATCCCATTATTGGTTGGATAAATCCAAGATGCAAAAGTAACATCTGATATAGTTGGAATTATTGTTTTTGTAATGTTAGTGCTGATATAATCATTAACTCCATCAAACACAATAGCTCCACCATTACCACTACTAAATGTAGGTCCATTAACTAAAGAACCACTATAACTATTTGTAGTTAAAGCAGTCCATACAGTTCCACTACCAGAATAAGAATTTTGATCAGCAGCATCTAGCTCTAATACTAAGCTACTATCTCTAACTATATATGGTCCACCTGATATTCCCATTTGTTATAAGCCGTAGCGTGATTTTTGTGCGTTGTAGTTTTGAAGAACTTCTGTTTGAGAAAGAGCTCGATTATAGATTTGTACGTTTGCTATACTACCGCTAAAGTTATAATTAGTAGGAGTTCCAAATCTACCTATTTCTAATTGAGTTGTTCCTACTACGTTAGGTGTACCAGTAACAGTTTGAGTAGATTGACTTACTGCGTTTATATAAAATACTAATGTTGGTGGGTTATATGTTACTGTAATATTTGCCCAAGTATTTGTTATATCGTTTATAGAACAACTATAATCGTTAGCAAAAAACCAATGTAAAATTTGGGGATTATTTGATGCATCTGTTTGTAAAGATAATCCATTTTTATTATTTGACAAGTTATTTCCCCAAGATATTATATTTGGATGACCGGTACTGCTATTACCTTTATACCCACTTTGTATCCAAGCTGATTTAGTAAATGCACTGTTTCCTGATGGTAAGTTTGGAGATGAGCCTGATACATAAGCATTAGCTGTAGTGGGAAAAAATAAAGCACCTCCATTTGAACTATTATATGTAGGTCCTAAAATAGCTCCTCCATTACCATTCCCACTTAAATCATTCCAAACAGTAGATCCAGAAACATAACTATTTTTATCCGCAGCATCTAACGATAATACTAATCCACTTGTTACTATTTGTCCAAAAGCGTATTGTGTTGCCATATATTATAACTATAAGCCGAAGCGTGATTTTTGTGCGTTGTAGTTTTGAAAAATTTCATCTGCTGATAAGACTCGATTATAAATCTTAATATTAGCTATTTTTCCTCTATGATAATTTAGTACAGCTCCTTCTCTAAGAACAGCTATAGAAGCAGTAGAAGGTATATTAATTGTTAGAGTTTTTCCAGTACCAGACGTATTAAGATTTCCATCTAAATAAATTTCCATTGTTCCTGCTGTAGTATTTTTTGTAAAAACCCAATGGTGCCATCCTACATATTGTGAAGTTGATAAGGCGGCAGTATTAATTCGATCATAAGTAACTCCTGAGTTTCCGCAGTCCCAATAAATTATAGAATCTGACCAAGGCATTGTAATAGAAATATTTCTGGTAGATCCAACAGCAGCAGAAAATACTGCTGATGCTTGGGCTATTGATCCGGAATTCCAAATTTCTATAGTTATTTGAGTACTAGATCCTGTTAAGTAAGAGCCTGTTTGTAAATTAATATATTGGTTAGTACCATTGAATACTATACTTCCTTGATTGTTACTATCAAATGTAGGAGTATTAACAAAAGATCCACTAATAGTAGTTCCACTTAAATCATTCCATAAAGTTCCACTTCCTATATAGCTATTTTTATCAGCAGCATCTAACGATAGTATTAATCCATTATTAACAATACTAGGTCCGTCATAAAATCCCATATTATTCAGCAGCTAATTGTGATACACGATATTGTCTTCCTGTAAGATCTGCATCTTGAAGTTCAGTAGCTTTTGCTTGTGCTTCTTCAAAATTATCATATTCATAAAGAGGATCATCTGGTGTTAGGCGAGCTACCCAGATTGTTGGATTGCCAGGAATAAATTCCATTTGTACTTGATATATCATATATTTTTGTTTTTACAATTATTAAGATGCCATCTTGCTATACTACTAGGTGTACCAATAGTATTACAATGGGGGCATATTATTTTAGGCATGTTTAATGCTGCTTCTCGCATTTTTTGTTTTGTTTCATCTTTATGTTGTTTTCCAAATAAAGGATGTTTTTCTCCTTTTTTAGAATTACTTATTTTTTTTCTTTGTTCTTCTGTATGTTTACATCCTAAATAATTTGGCTTTCTACCTTTTAAAGCTTTACTTAATTTCTGTTTATGTTCTTCTGATTTGGGCTTACCTTTATTAAGAAATCCAAAGTTTTTATTATTTTGTTTTTGTTCTTCAGACATTTTTCTACCTTTAGACCATGTATTTAATCCTTTATGGGATTCACTCATTTTTCTTTTTGTTTCTTCACTAGCTTTAAGACCTAATCTCCCATCACCTCCTTTAGTTAAATTAACTAATGTACCTTCATTAAATGCTTTACGACCGTATTGCTTAATTAATTCTTGTTCTATTTTACATGCTTCTTCCCAAGATATATTTTCATAAAGTACTTCTATTTTTAAACCATACTTATTAACAGCATATTTCCATATTGGAGATCTTCTATCTGTAGTATATGCTCGTTTTTTATGTCTGCCTATTCCAATATAAAATACAGTTCCGTTTTCGTGTAAATGTTTATATACTACTGCCATAATAATAAATATATAAAATTTATGTTCCTTGGGGTAGATTGTATTCTGTTATCAGATATATGTAGCAGTTGCTTTTATATTCCAACCTGCTACTGAAGATGGAACTTGAAAATTGAGTTGTACTTGACCTGTTACTATTACTATAGAAGCCGTTACTGTTGAAGTATTTCCTATATCTGTAGTTGAATAATCATTATATGATATAGCATTTCCTGACCATACAGCTGATATTTGTCCTGATCTTGCATTTGAACCGCTATATAAAGTATAATTATAAAAAGCAGAAACAAAAGAACCTGTATTGTTAGTAAATACGTTTGCTGATGATGGAGAAGTAGATGATAAAATAGAAGCATAATATATTTGAGAACCACCTATAGTATAACCTACAGTTGATGTAGCATTTCCATATGATGAAGTTGATGCTATTGATGATGAAGTTGCAAATGAAGCACTAGTTGATCCTGAGGCATAAGAAGCACTTAATATACTATTAGCATTATAAGGTCCATAAACATTAGATGATGTTATATAAGAAGCGGTTCCAAATAAAGATCCTGTAAAAGATCCTGTAAAAGATCCTGTAGCTCTTAAAGTTGTTCCATCATATGTTAATGTAGGTACACCTCCAAAAGTATTACTATTATTATATTGTATTTGTGTATTTGAACCACCAGGAGTTCCTGATCCACCGCCGCCAAGAATATATGAAGCTGTACTAGCAAATGATGCACTTGTTGAGCCAGAAGCATATGATGCACTAGTAGAAGCAGAAGCATATGATGCAGATACGGCTAAAAGAATATATGATGCTGTTGTTGCATTAGCTGCTTGAGTTGCAAACGATGCGCTTGTAGAAGCAGAAGCATAAGATGCACTTGTAGAGGCAGAAGCATAAGATGATGTTATAGCATTTGATGCATTAGATGCTGTTAAATTATTTATTATACTTCCACTAACTGTTATACTACCACTTATACTCATTGATCCAGTAAATACATGAGTATTAGAACTTAAACTACCAAATCTAGTTGATCCTGTTACATAATCAGTAGAGGAAGTAATAGTTTGTACAACTAATGTTTGTGCTGTAAGAGTGTTTCTTACTAAGAAATTATCTGCACTTGAAGCAGTTAAAGAAAATGAAGCACTTGTAGAGCCACTAGCATAAGATGCACTTAATACCGTCATTGAAGACGTTTGTGATGTAAGCACATACGGTGATAACATTGAGGCAGTTATACTATTAAGTACATATAAAGGTGCAAAAGATGTTGTAGAAGCAAAGGAAGCACTAGTTGAACCTGAGGCATAGCTAGCACTTAATACAGACATTGAGGAGGTCTGTGAATTAAGTACATACGGAGATAACATTGAAGATGTTGCTGATGTAAGAACATATAAGGGGGCTAAAGCAGCAGTAGATGCAAATGAAGCACTTGTAGAACTAGAAGCATAAGATGAAGAAATAGCATTTAATATATAAGATGCTGTTACAGCATTTTGAGCCCAACTTGATGTTCCAAAAAAGGAACCACTAAAAGCAGAAGCAGAAATTATTGAGGTTGAAGTTAAAGATCCTGTAATGCTGTAATTACCATTTAATGTTTTATTATTAACCCATAGAGCTCCATTATAAACTAATAAATCACCAGATGTTCTACTAGCAATGGATACATCTGCAAGTCCAGCTAATGTACTGGCTATAGGAGCGGTACCTGATGACCCTATTCCTCCTACATTTCTAAATAATCCAGCTTGAATAATAGCGGCTTCACTAGCGTTTAATAAGTCACGCGCTGGGGTTCCTGCTCCTCCACCTTGAATAATAATATACCCTAATAATATTCCGTTTTGAGCAGTATTAGGAGCTTCTAAAAAAGTTTCAGTATCAATACCATTTTTTGCATCTACTAAATTACCGTATCTAGCATTACCATAATAAACAATAAAGGCATTTGTTGGTGAATTTGGAATCCAAAAAACTCTTTGAATACTAAAAAAACCCGCACCTACTGCAGTTAAAGTTCCTGTTGTTGTGTCAACATATTGTTTACTATCAATTGCTGTATATCCAGCATTTGCAATACCAGTGTCAATTATAGGAGTAGATCCAGAAATATAATAACGATAAATTTTAGATATATTAATATCAGGATCAGATGTTAATGATGGATGATTTGGATTATTAACATAGTTAGATCCATTATTGTAAGCAGTACCGCTTGATTTTTTAATACTTAATGTTGGTGAACTACCACTAGCTTGTAATGTATGGCCTGATATTTTTAATGGTCCAAAAGCACGAAGAAAATCATCTGTTCTTTGAGCAAACCCATATGCTAATTGAGGTGCATTATAGACACCTGTAGACACACTACCAGACAAATGTAATACAATACCTATTTCAACTTGAGTATCCCATTGAGTAACATCTGTGCTGCCAATGGGAACTGTTTGTTGGTTAATAGCACCAGCATTAGTTAAACTAATATAAGTAATTTTAGCTGAACCTGAATATAGAATAGGTTGGTTTAGGTAATTACCCCATTTAACATATTGTATTATTGGGAATGGATCTGTACTACCTGTTGATGCATTTAAACTTACTATAATAGCACTTCCTGAAGATAAATTAAATGTTGTTGATCCTGGGGTGGAGCTTAATACTCCACCAGATAATACACCTGTGTATAAATTACCTTCTAACCAACGTAAACGAGTTGTATTAGTATATCCTGATCCGTTTTGTGAAAAATGTAAATCATTTGTAGATCCACTTACATAAATGTAAGAAGCGGATACTGAATTGTCTATATTTGTTGATACAGGATCAAAACGAATATAGCCATTTGTTTCTATATTACCATATACCTGTACAGATGATGTTATATTTCCAGGGCCACTTGATCCTGATATTATAATACTTCCAGACAATGTTGTATTTCCTTGTAATGTATTACTTCCTATTTGTGTAGTAGACCCTGATATTAATAAACTACCTGTTAATGTAGTACTTCCTATTAATGTATTAGATCCACTAGTAAATAAGCTACCAGTTACTGTTTGATTTCCTCTAAATATGTTTGAACCTGTAGTTGCAAATACAGTTGAACTAGTACTATTTAATAATGTAGAGTTAGCAGCTTGAGATGCACTTAATGCGTATGAAGCAGAAGTAGAACTTGAAGCATATGATGAACTAACAGCTTGTAATACATAAGAAGCAGTATTAGCTGTTTGAGCTAAAGTAGCAAATGAAGCAGATACTGCTTGTAACACATAAGATGCTGTTGTTGTATAAGAAGCAGTTAAAGCATAAGATGAAGTCCCAAACAGAGAACCTGTAATTCCATCAGTTACTGTTAATGTTCCACTAACAAAAAATGAACTTGTTGCTATGCCACTATCTATTATCATCTATTATATATATTAAATAAATTTCATTTTATATAGGTATTATTGTAATATATCTGTCTACAAAATTTGCTGTTGTTAAAAATGATCCATTATTTTTATACTTAGCAAAAAATGTAAGAGGACCTGGGGTAAGACCACCAGTTATAAAAAAGGTTGCACCTATTCGAGTTATTGGAGGAGTAAATCCACCACCTATACTACCTGATGGGATACCAACTGCATATGCATCTGATGCTGCTATTCCTGAAGCTGAAAAACTCATGTAACCACCACCACCATTTGTAGATGTTGAAAATCCTGCTGATAAAGTTACTATAGCTCTTCCTGAAGAGCCAATTATAACAGAAGCTGTTGGGCCAACAGTGGATAAATCAGTATATGCAGTATTTGAAGTACCTTGTGAAGTTGCAATATAAGCTCCATTTGCTCCTCCTACAATATTAGTAGTACTAGATGTCAAAGCTGTATCAACATATGATGCTGTTAATGCGTATGAGGATGTTAATGCATATGAGGATGTTATAGAATAGGAAGAAGAAGCTATAAATGATGAAGAATCCTCTGTTAAATTTTGTCCATATATGTTATTTCCTCCATCTATTGTTATTAATTTATATAAGGAACTTTGACTTAAAGAAGCAGAAGGAATTATGTTATAAGGCCAAGTTACATTATACGAATTAAGTAAACTTGTCCATACCGGACTACCTGTATCTTTAGTATACACCAAATGAGTCATTTCATATGACTGTCCTGTAGGGATATTAGTAAAAGCAACAGCTTTAGGAAGAGATATACTTCCAGACAATGAAGAAAAAGCTACAGTTACTGATACCCAAGATCCAGAAGCTCCTGCCCCTATACCACCTTGAAATTTTCCAGGATTTACTATAGTTGATCCTGTTATTTTTGAAGCAGCCATTGCAGACATAACTGATGTTGTTGTAGTTCCAACACTACTTGAGACTCTTAAAGTAAATCCACCTCCACTGCCAGTAGGTGCAGAAATATTAGTTAAAGATGAGTTTATATATCCCATACCAACTACTAAGGTATTAGCAGCTGAAGAAGTGATAGCTGTAAAGTTAGGCATTCCATTACCAGATAATGCTGAGCTAGTTGTAAATGTAAAAGAGGAAGTATTAGCATTTCTAATTAACATTGCAAAAGCAACAGTTTGAGCAGTTGCGCTTGTTACTGTTGGATTATTAGGAACAACACTACTAGTTTGTACTAAATACATTGTTGTAGCATTAGTATTACCACTAGTTGTAGTATCTATAAGTGTCCATCCAGGAAAAACATCAGGAATTCCTGTACGAGATCCTATTCCTGCTAAGTAGATATCTCCTTTTATGCCTCCAGAAGGTAAAGTAAGAGTTATTGCAGTTCCTACACTAGAAGAAGTTACTGATGATGTAATAAAACTAGAAGAATAATAATAGCTTTGAGTATTAAAGGAAGCAGTCCATGTAAAAAAAGTACCAGTAGAACAATCTACTAAAAGTCTATTTTCTGTTAAAGCATAAAAATTATTACTTGCAGATACAAAACTTGAAGTTAAAGCTATTGGGATTGGAGCTAAAGATAATGCATTAAAAGCAAGAGATGATGTTGTTGCATATGATGAACTAAGATTAGTAACTCCCTGTATTACTAAAGTAGCATATCCAACAGCAGGATATGAAAATGTTACTATTGTTTGATTTAAAGTAGAAGATTGAATATTTTGAGGAATTATTACAAATCCATTTCCATCATATATAGTAATTGCGGGATATAAATTATTTAAATTATGAGTAATAGTCCAAGTTGTAGAAGGAGTTGATTGAGTATAAGTATAAGAAGCTCCTCCTGAACTACCAGCAGCATTTAAAGCATAAGATGCTGTTAAAGCATATGCTCCTGAAGTAGCATTTTGAGCATATGATGAAGTTATAGTATACGATGAAGTAAAGGCATAAGATGCACTTAAAGCATATGATGCACTTAAGGCATAAGAGGAAGTACTAATAAGACCACTACCACTAAAATAAGAAGCAGTTAATGCTTTTTGTGCCCAAGAAGCAGTACCTACTGTTGATGATATATAATCAGTTCCTGCAGTAGCAGTTGATATTGCAGTTCCATCACCTTTAATAAGACCTGAAACTGTAGTTTTTATTGTAATTGCAGGAGTTATTGTAGGATTAGTTACTGTTCCTGCAAATCCATTTGCTGTTACTACAGATACATTTGTTACACTACCACTTCCAGCACCTCCACCAGTACTTGCTGTAGAATAGTAAAATTTACCGTTATCATCTGCTACTATATATCTAGTTAGAGAAGAACTTTCTTCAAGTGATACGTGTAAAGTACCAAAATCTGCATTTCCGCCCTGTCTAGGTATATTTATAGTAATTCCCATTAATTAAATTTATTATATCCAATATAAATATTAGAATGAATCAAAACGGGATTTATTAGGATTATAAACTACCTGTTGTTTCAAATGTAAATATAACTTGTGATGGAGAATAATGTAAATTAGTATCTGATAAATGTTGGTTAATTGTATTTGGGAGTAAATATCCATTTACTTTTAAATTAACATTAGTAGTTGCTACTCTATCTTCACCAGTATTAATAATATTAGTTGTAGCAAAGCTATCAATTGATGTTCTAAATTGATATCTACTTTTATCTCCCCAGTATGAATCAGCAGCAAATTCTATTGATTCAATTATACTGTTGTTTTGTTCTACAAAATTGGTAAATATAATACATTCATATGTTATAGTAACATAGTCTGGTACTACAGAAACATAATATTGTTTTGATGGAATTCTATTATTTAAAATAGAAAATTTATCATATTGGTTTTGTTGGTTATATCTTGTTTCAAATGTTTGAAATAAAGCAGCTAAATTACCATCTATTTTATTACCTAAATACCTATTTTTTTCAATATTAGTTCTTTTGTACATTATAAGAGGAACTACTATTTTACCATTAGTATCTCTATAATATCCATTTGCTTGAACTGATTTCCAACGCTCAGGAGAACCATACATAATAGGAACAGGTATTACATTTCCATCTTGTACTACTGTTGGTAAAATACCGGTTTCAAAATAATATTTAATAGCATAATCAATATCCTCTAAACCAATAGAAAAATCTTTTATATTATCCTGTTTACGAGAAGTATTATTTCCTCTATTATCTCTATGAGTAAATACGTTTTGACTAAAAGGTTTACCTGAGTTGAGATAAGGAGTAATAGTATCTTGTACTATTTCGGATTGGTTTTTTGGTATTGGTTTTCTATCACTCATTATATTCTACCTTGTTTTTGAAGTTCTAATAATTTATTTAAAGCATCCATTGCTCTAAATAATTCATTATGCAGTTTATTTATTTTTTTAGCTACTTCTTTAATATCAGGATTAGATGAAAAAGTAAAAATATCAAATTCTTTTTTATTATTAATAATATCTCTTTTAACTTGATCTATTTTAGGCAAATTAATTACATGAGACACACTAGTTTCTGGACGGTTAGGGTCAGGAGGCATTGGTACTGCTAATGATCCTTGTCTAAACAAATCTTCTTTTTCTTCAGGAGACAAATCAGCAATAGTAAGTTTCCTATTTGTAGGTTTATCAGCGTATATTTTTTTAGGTTTTTCTAATTCTTTTATAATGTCTAATAATTTCATTTTATATATTTTAATATGATCCTACTTTAGTGATTGTATTATAACGAGGTATAAATTGTAATAAACCAGGAACTCTATTTTTAGTTACAGCATCAATACCAATTTCTTTAATTGAAGATTTTGCATCTCCTCTACCAATATATTTTATTTTAAGTAAAGAATATTCATAATCTTTAGTTGCTTTAGCATTTAAAAAATCACTTTGTTCAATAGTAACAACAACTACACCCTTTAAAGCTCTAATTTCATTATAAATTTCAACTTTATTTTGGTCAGCTTTTGTTTTAATTAGAATATCACATCTAAAAATTGTTATACCTTCGTTTAATAATATTTTTCCTAATAATCCCATTAGCTATACTTAATTAAATTAAGAGTTGTTGTTCTTGTTAGATAAGCGTTCAAGGTAAATAATATAATTTGTCCAGGTGTTCCTAAAGATGCTCCTGCATCCCCAGCTCCAGGTATTGTTATAAATGATCTATCTACTGTGTTTACTTGATAATATCTTTCTTGATCTGTTATTATATCTCCTACTTCTGGGGTAAAATCTAGAGTTTCTAGATTTAATCTAGGTATAGTTACTTTTATAGTTTGATTAATATCAGGACCATATTCAGTATCAGTATAAGCAAATTCTCCTCTATCAATTAAACATTTTACTTCAACAGGAGGATAATACCATTTTTCTACTGATTCTCCATACATATTAACTTTAGTTTTATATAAATCTATTTTAAAGTATCCAACTTTCATGTTGGAAAAATTAATAGCAGCTTGTGTTGCTTGATCTATATAAAAATTTTCAATAACTCCAGTTCCAACAGTAGGTGGTTGAGATGGAGTTGAAGGAGCACCAGATTTTGTAGCAGAAGCTGTAGGAATAGTAGCAGGAAAATTTCCATCATTACAATCTCCTAAGTTAATATATCTCTGTACTCCTAGAAATTGTTTCATTTAGAATATATAAATTGGTAAAGGTATTTGTTGTAAAGTATCACGAATAAAGCCAGCTTCAAGTTGTTTACGTTCTAATTGACCTTTTCTTGATGTCTCATTTAACATTTCCTTTAATTCTGTTATTAGAGTTTCTTTTTCAGTTCTAGCATCAGCTACTAATTCAGATCCTTGTAATGAGCCTACTCCTTGAACATTAACATTTGCAAACTGAATGCGAATATGAGCTTCAATTTCTCTACATAATGCTAAAGTATATTTAAATATCCAAGTTCTTCCTATAGTATTAATTTTAGAATAAATTGGATTTCTAAAAGGAGTATTCATTATATCAGTAACAATGTTTGTTCTAGTATCTCTTACAGGAGTATACTTATCAGTTATTTTAGTATATTCAAAAAATAATTTTTTATCTCTATCAGGGATAGGGAATATCTTTAATTGATTATTTACTAAATTAAACGACCAAGCTGCTTTTCTAATTTGATCATTAAATTCAATTGCTTGAATTTTTTGAACATCAAAGTTAATCGGCATTAATAAGAAGTTAATACCAGGAGAAAATTGACCAAATCCAAAAGTTTCAAGTAATGATTGAATACCAGTACCTGTACCTGCATATGGGTCAAAATATCTTACAATTGCTGGTGGTTCTTCATAAAATATCCTTCTAATTTCAATTCTATCTCCAGGGGTTAAAGAAGCAGAATCTGCAGCCCATGCATTTAAATCATAATTTTGAATTCCACTTTTCATTTCTAAAGATCCAGTTAATAAAGTATAATTACCTCCTATTCCTGCTTCAGAAGCATAATCATCAGCAATAGTAGTAGTTAATGTAGCAAGATTATTAGTAATTAACTTATTATTTAATTCTGGTTCTAGACTATCTTGAATATAAACAGTAGGAATAGATCCTGTTCCAAATATTGCATTTCCCCCTGCTATTTGAGGACTTGTAGTAAAAAGATAAACATAGCTACTACCTGAAGTAATAATAGAAGCACTTGTTGGTCCTCCTGTTCTATTTAATTGATTATAAACATATGTACTTAAATCAACAGTTAAACTTGTATTAGCCGTTACAAATTCAGTAGCTAATGTTATTGATTTAACATAATCAATATTAGGTAATACAAAATCACCTATTGAAGCTGATATTACATAAACATCATTATTAACAATTGATTGAGAAAAATGAGTATCATAACTAATATCATCATATGTTGCTAATCTAGCTCCAGACCAAGTTACTGGGGAATTAATATCTATACTATTAACATAAGTAACAGTATTGTTATTAAAAGGTGCTGTATCAGAACCTTCTATATTAATATAATTATCTCTAACTTTATATTGATAAACTAAATTTCCATAAGTAGTAACTGCTTCTTCAAAAGCAGCATACACCGTAAGATCACTAATATTTAATTGAGTTAATCCTAATCCACTAGCGCCTAAACGCTGTGATATAAAACGAGCACAGCTTTTAGCGTCGCGAACAAATTCAGGATCATTTGTGTAATATTCAAATGGAGTATTACATTTAACAGGATTTAAATACGATGTATCACCGTAATATTCATCCCATAGTCTTTTTAGATTGATTGCTTTTGCACCCATTATTTAAGTAGTATTTAACACGTATAAATATTAGTATACTTATTATTTACCGTATTCATATTCAAGTATCTTACCTACTAAATCAGATCTATGGTTTTCTTTTAGTTTAATCCACTTAATTTCATCTATTTTTTTAGATAGTTCGATAGCGTAACTTAAACCGTTCATTTCACCCGTTGACGTTTTGATATCGGTCTGTTCATTATCACCATTAATAACAATTTTACCAGTTTTACCTAAACGTGTTAATATAGCTAACATTTCACCTTTAGTTAGATTTTGTGCCTCTTCTACAATCAATATATCGTCAATAGTTTTACCACGAATAAATTGTACAGGCATTGCTTTAATTTTACCTTCAGAAATTAAATCTGGAACTTCGTGCTTGTTGGAGCAGCATTTGTTAAGATTTTCAACCAGTGCTTCCATGTATGGATCAAACTTACCATTAATATCACCAGGTAAAAATCCTAAACTTTTACCAACTTCAATTGCTGCTCTTGTATTATAAATGCATTCTATTTGTTTTTTCTTAAGGAAATCTAATGCTGCTTGAGCACATACTAATGATTTTCCACTACCTGCTCTACCTGTAACTATTACTATTTGATTTTCTACTATTAATCGTTTTGCTTCTTTTTGTTCTTCATTTAATTGCAATGCATTAACTGCTTTAATTTCATTTTTACGCACACGATTTGGTTCCTTCATAAATGGTTTATTTGTTTCATATAAATATGAATAAAAAAACCCGAGCTAAGCTCGGGTTCTTTAAATTTAACCTTACGGGGTTAAATTATATGTTAGGATTAAAGAGTATTTAAACCAGCAACATAGATCTTACCATAATAATCAGGACGGATCATCTTCTTAGCGTACCTAGTCATCAAACCTTTTCTTGGTGTGAAGGTATTAGGATCGTAAAGAAGTGGAGTCATGATCAATGGAACATATGGAGCAAATACAGCACCACACTCAAGGAACTGAGCACCTTTGTAACCCATAAGGATCACGTTCTCAGTCATATATGGGTTTTTGTAAACCTTGTAACGACTGTTAAGAGAACCAACTTTTTGGATACCAAAGTTGTACTGTAATTTTTCACCATCACCATCAGCAGCAAATCCAGGAATTGATTCAAGGATTGTAGCTACAGTTGGAGAAGTTACTAAGAAATTAGCACCACCACGAAGAGTTAACTGATGGATAATATTAGAAACTTTCTGTAACTTAGTACCTAAAGTTTGGAACCAACCACCTTGAGTGTTATAGTAACCTAAAGCTGTAGCGTTACCTGAAGAATCTAAAGCTGTGTTATTAACAGCTGTCCATCTTTCAGTTGTGAAAGCGTTCTGAATTAACATATCTAAAATCTCAAGATCAATTTCCATAGAAATATACTGAGAAAGGATACCAGTTAATTCGGCTTCAGCATCAACACTATGGTAAGCGTTAAGGTCTTGAGCAAATTCCGGAGTCCATTGTGCTTTTAACTTACGAGTTTTAGCAACAATAGCTTCAGATTTTAATTGAACGTTAATTTCTGGGATAGAAATTTGAGTTGCACCGTTAGTTTTAGTAGAACCGTCTTCAAAATCACCACGAACATCAGATGTAGGTTGTACATCATAATATAAAAGTACAGTAGCAGCAGTTGGACTCATGTTAGCAGCTACTAATGAACCAGTTACAATAAAAGAAGCTGTGTTATTAGATACAGTAGTAAATGCTTGTAAAATATCAGTTACATTAATTGAACCTGATGAGAATACAAAAGCACGAGCACCATTTAGATCAGCATTTGAAGGAAGTGGAACTGTAATTTTCTTGTAAGAACTAGTAACTACATAGTTCTGATCAAAGTTAACATCAGACCAAGCAACTGAAGCTGTAGCTGCATTAGTAATAGAAGCTGAATATTGGTTGATAGAGTAACCAAACTTACCAGCACCATAAAGAGACTGAGAAGTAATGTCAGTTACGTTTGTAGAAGCATTAGCACCATATAAAGAACCACCAGAAGTGAATGGTTTAACGCTAGTACCATATTTGAAATCAAGATAGAATACAAGTCCTGAAGGTAAGTTCATTGGTTGTACACTAACGAATTCTTTAGCAGCGATTTCACCAAATACACGGCGAACTAATGGAAGAGCAACGCCATTCCAACCTTCAGCAGGATAACCAGCACCAGTTGTACCAGCAGCACCACCAGTTTGTGAAGCTTCAGAGATTAATTGTTTTGCTTGATTTTCAAGCAACATTGCCATTGTGTTTTTGTCAGTAGTAGATCTGATACCTTCTAAAAGACCAGATTTTGCCCACTTACTAGACAATTTTTGAGCATCTTCCATTACATTTTTGTATTGGTTAGATGATTCGAGTAATTGTTGTACGTTCATTTTAAACGATTTTAATTGGGTTTGTTAATTAATATTTTGTAATACCTGCTAACATTTGCCACCTAGACATTGTTTCATCAACAATTGGTTTTTTAGGTGCAACACCAGCAGCTTTAGAAGCAAATCCTAATGATTCTTTGATTGTACTCTTTGCAGATTTTGCAATAGCACTATTCATAGATTCAAAAATAGCTTTAGCTTCTTTTGCAGTAGTTGCTTTATCAAATTGAGCAATTACTTTAAGTTTTTGTGATTCGTTCAAATTCTTAGCTTTGAAGATTTTATTTACATAAAGCAATTTAGCGTTAAGAAGATTAACTTCATTAAGTTCGTTACGAAGAGTTGCAATAGTATTAATTGCTTCTTTCATTTCTTTTTCATCTTCTTTTTTCTTTTTAGCTTCATACATAGATTCATCTTCCATGTTTTGGTTACCCATTTCATCTAATTCAGCTAATAATTCTTCTAAATCGATTTCTTCGTCCATAGCATCTTTTTCATGCTCGTCGTCTAAATCAATTGACATTTCATCTTCACCTTCAGCTTCATGTTCTTCATCAGCTGGGGTTTCTTCTTCTTCATGCTCTAATTCAGCATAAACGATGTCTTTGATCATGTCTTTTAATTCATCAACTGTTAAATCAGTGATTTTTTCTTCACCTTCAACTTCTTCAGCTTCAGGAGCTTCTTCTTCAGATTCTTCGTCTTCAGCTTCAGAAACGTAGCCTTTTTCAGTTCCAGGTACATCTTTTTTTCCACCAACATATCCTTTTTCAGTACCTTTAATGTCTTCAAAAGGTTCTTCATCGGAAAATGGATTGTTTGGAGATGATTTTTCTTCTAATTCTAATTCAGCTAAAATTTCAGATAAATCAAAATTTTCTTCAAGTTCTTCTTCTTCAAGAGCAGCATTGTTTTTTCTGTACATGTCTTGAATTTCGTCGCTTGAATCTTCAGAGCTAAACATGTCTCTTTCTTCAAGTCCTTCCTCTTTATATTCCATTTCTTGTAACTTTGCAGATAACATAGATTGGAGTTTTGGAGCGAGAGCTTCTTCAAGAGCAACCTTTGCGTTTGCTAACGCAGCTTCGCGTACGGCTTTAGCGTCGGCGATAGCCTCTTTAAATAAGTCTTTGTTTGACATAAATTGTTTCTCCTTAAATTTAATTACGGAAATAAGATTATTAAGAATCTTAATGGGGGGTTTGTAGAATTACCTGAGTTGCAATAAGAATGGGCAACCCATTTTAGGATGCCCATAAATATATGTAGATATTAGAAACCGCGAGTTATTTTAATTATTGATCCCAATTCATATCCTGTTGATTCATACGTTCATATCCTCTTTGCTCTTCAATATAATCAAGCCAAGCCTCATAGTACTTATCAAATTCTTGTTCTGTTACATCTGGGTTATTGTGGAAAAATACTTGTTTGCCTGTTATTCCATTAATTCCTTTTCCATTAATATAGTTTTTTACTTTTTTCCAATCATCTTCATCGCAAGTCTCAAAACTAGTAACTCCAGTAGATTGTTCTATATCATCACTATATAAAAAATTATTTACTTTTTCTTCTGCATCTGCATTTTCATTTAATCTTCTACGCATTTTTGTTAATACTCTATCAACTATTTCATCTAAGTTGTCAATTGATTCAGCTAAAACAAGTTTAAATTCATCACCTTTAGGTTCTATTTTATATTCTTGTCCTCCAATATTATATGTTTTACCAGGAGTAAAGTCTTGTCCATCCATTGAACCTTGACCAAATGATTCTAAATCATCTGTTATATCACTATCATCATAATTAATGATTTGATTTTTATCAGCTCCATTATGAAAATATTGTAATTCTTCATTCATTTCTTCTTTTTTACCAGGAATAATCACAGCATATTTTCCACCCCATTCTGATGCTCTAGGAATACTAGGATCACCAGGAAAAGCAGATAATACAATATATTCATTAGGAATTACAGCACCACTTTCATCCTTTTTAGGACGAACAATAACTGTTAGATCATCTGTTTTAAATTGAGTTAAAGGAGCTGATGTAGTGATAGCAGGTACTTTTATTTTATTAGGACCTTCAGCTTTTTCTACTTCACTTTCTTTAGCTCCAGGTAATGCTTTAGCTTTATTAATAGGCAATACTAAATTATATCCAATACCTGGGGATTTTATTGTTAATGTACCAGTACTATTAGCAATTTTATCAATATTTTGTTCTTTATCTAAGGCATCTTGTGCTAATTTTAATACATCACTAACAGATTTAGCAAATATTGAACCTTGACCAGGTTTAGTATGAACATCTTCTAATTTACCAGCTAACCAAGATGGTACTTCTACTGCTTCAGTAAGAATATTAGCTAGCTTTTGCCAGCGTTTTGCTTCATTAATAAATTGTGGCATTTTTATTTTAATTTAAACATATATAAATATTAATCAACAAATGAATAATCACCTTCAGGTACTTCTTTTATTATACCTTCTACTTTAGAAGGCATATTGGGGGGAGTAGACATATTTGAATAATCTAATTTTCCTGCTAAAAAAGGTTTTCCACCATTTGTTATTGCTATAGTAATATGAGGAATACCAGAAATTGTTAAATCATTAGGTAATTTAACTTTTACAGCACATACTTTATCATCAGTAGCAAATCCAAGTATATCAAGTGATATTTTTTTATCTAACCAAGGTATAATATTTTCTTTAGCTTTACCCATATTTAATGTACAATGATGACATGTTTTTGAACTATCCCATCCTTTAGGTACTAATGATAAAAGCTTATTATGAGAATCTTTAGTTAAAACTACAGCAGTATATGATATATTAACATTTTCAGTAATTATACCAGCTAAATGTTGCCAACGTTTTGCTTCTTGTATTAACATAATGGGCATACTCCTGTTGCGTTACAAATGATTTCTGTAATTAAACTATTTACTTTACTATAATCTTTTTTAGAGCCAAATTGCTTAGATTCAGCTAATGACATATAAGCGTTTGGAGTTGATGGTACTGATACTAGATCCCAACATAATAATTCAAAATCGTCTTGTACTTCTACTGTTTCACCTAATTGTTTAACACTACCCATACCACGAGATGATATACCTAAAGGTATACCCGATAGTATTAGTGCTTTAGCAATATTACCTGCGGGGGTAGGTAGTAGTTGCAGTTGTCCCATAACACTATTTCCATCCCACCATATTTTAGTAATAACGTGTGATGTATTTGATAGATTAACAACAGATGCTTCAGGATGATCAAGTTCTCCTAAAGATGTACGTGTTTTTACAGGACCTTCTATGTATTTATCTACTTCACGTTTAAGAACGTCAAAAGGATATTTACGATTGTTACCATTTTCTTGATCTGCAGCTTGTAGTTTGCCTTCAAGAGTAACTAAAGATTTTCCTTCACCTAACTGTTTATTTTCTAAAATAGTTAGTTTAGCCTGTTGAAATGGGGTATGATCTATTAATAATGATTTGTTCATATTATTAGTTTTCTTCTTCCGCTGCTATTGGATCAATTAAATTATCACCATAAGTTTCATCTATTACTTCACGTACAATTTCTTCCAACATTGATTTAAATTTATCAAATGATTTACCTAAATCAACACCAGGTCTAAATGATGGTTTTTTCTCTAAATCATCTAAATTATATACGTCAGTAAACATACCTGTACTATACATAGCTTTCATTTTACCATCTTTACCTGTTGTAAAACCAGTAATTTTAATTTTTTTACCGTCAGGAGCAACAACCATATCATTTACTGAAAATAGTTGACCTTTATTATTTTTAGCTTGCATTATTTTTTCACCCTGTTTTTTCTTAGCTAAAAAATCTAAATAAGCTTGTGATGGTTTTCCTTCAATTTCAGGATCAATTTCTTCTTTAAGTTTAATAGTTTTCATTTTACCACCAGTAGGAGCAAATTTTTGTAAACCACGAACTGTTTTAGCAGTATGTGTTAATTCTTCAACACCTTTGACTATTTTATTAGTTTCTTTAGAAGCCTTATTTGCAGATGCTTTAATTTTTTCAACACCTTTAACTGGTCTCATATTTCTACCTTTATCAATTAAATTATCATCTTTAACAACTTTCATTGCCATTACTTCAGGAGTATTAGTTGTATCTAATTTTAATGGTTCATGATCTCTAAGACCTGTTAATTTATAATAAGTGTAATATATTGGATCTTTTTCAAGATTTTTTACTACAATTTTTACAATTTCATCATATGATTTTTCAGGATTTTCTTCATGTTCAATATTAATACCTGTTGTTAATGATTGTAAATTAACTCTTGAATCAGGAGTTATATATTTTTGATAATCTTTACCAGAAGCATTTACCCAGTTTGGGTATTTTGGTTTTGCTGATTTATCAAATTTAGTGTTTTTAACTTCTCTAATAGATAAATTATCTAAACTATCTTTAGTACCTTCAAATCCAGGTATTTCTTTATCAGCAGCTTTAATGATATCCCAATCATCATTACTTACAGCTATTATTTTTTTACTACCATCTTCAAATTCAACACTATATGATTTATCACCATTTTGTTTAAATTTCTTAATTATTCCTCCACTAATTTTAATTTTTTTAGTCTCATTAAGTTTTCCTTCACTTGCATCCATACCATAAGCATCAAACATATCAGGATCTTCATAATCTTCAGGTGCTTCTTCCTCATCGTCATCTTCACTTAACCCACCAGGAAAATCATAATTTTTATACATTTCAGGACTTAATTCATCTTCATCTTTAGCAATTATATCTTCTAATTCAGCATCTTCATCTTCACTTTCATGTCCTTCAATATCAATAATATCTTGTGGGTATTGAGATGCAAGTATATCTTCATCAATACCTTCTTCAGCCGCTACAGCTCTAATAGCTTCAGAATATGAATATCCTTTAGCTAAATAAGATTTAAGAAGAGACTCAATAGAACTACTATTTATTATAGCTTCATTTAATATACCCTTATTTTTAAGGATTTTAACCGTATCTTTAAATGATGTTACATTAGTAATGTATTGAGGTAAAGACATACGAACACTTCTCATAAAGTTGTGTTGTGACATTCTGCCTTCTTTTAAATCAATATACTGTTGTTTTATACTTTTCATCTTTGTATTATTTTATCTTCCTTGACCTCTGTAAGTTTTTTCAGAGCGATCGTGTTTATTAAATGATTTTTTTGCTTTACCTGTTTTGCGCTTACCAAATGATAATTTTTGTGATGTTCCACCACTTTTAGCCTTTGCCATTACTGTTGTAAATTTTTAATTTTATTGTTAAGTTGATTTACCATTTCAGAAATAGTGGCAACATTCTTTTGTGTTGCTTTCCAGTATTTTACACCTTCTTCACCTTCACTTAATTCTTGCTTCATACGAGAAGTATATTCTACAATACGATCAATTTCCATTAATTTACGTTTTACTTCACGAATTGCTTTGTGAAGTTGTTCGTTTTTAGTACGGAATTTTACGTCGTTTTTAAATTTAGAATATGTTACTTCGTTAAGTAATTCTTGTTTAATAATATCTTTTAATGATTCATTCATAGCTGAGTGTTTACCGGGCCATAATTCTTTATAGTCTAACATTTTGGAATGTTTAGGCATTCCTTCTGTTTTTTTCCAACCAGAGCGTTCAGCTTGTTTGGTTGCAGCATTTGTTTTTTGTCCTTTTTTAGCAAAGGCCATAGGAGTTAAATAACCACCGGCATCGCCTGATGTAGATTCTTCATCTAGTAATTCGCGTACAAGTGATTTAATATATTCTTTAATATCCATTATTTGGTACTACGTAATTTTGCTAATACTTTATCAACAACTTCATCTAATTGATCAAGTGATTCTGCTCGTTGTTGTTGTTTGTAATCTATTCTGCTACCTACAATGGCCGCTCCGGTACCTACTAAACCAATTATAACTGCTGCTACTAAGAAAGGTAATCCTCCTACTAAAGATAATCCGGATAGTCCTGCTGCTACCCCTGTTAATATTTTACCACCATCAGTAAATCCTGATGCTTCATTTACTTTTTCTACAGCTGTTTCTACTTTATCATCAATAATATTCCCTACATCTTTTCCAGATGAATAGGCTTGAGCTGCTTTCATTAATGTATTTTTATCAATACCTAATTTTGATAATTGATCTATACTTTTTTGTAATAAAGCAGGGTCTTGTGATAATTTTTTACTAATTTCTTGTGTTTTTGGAGTATCTAAGACTTGATCAACACTTTTTATTTCTTCTTCATTTAGTTGTGATTCATTAATAACACCAGCTAATTGCTGCATTCTTTTAATTTCGTTGATTTGTGTTTTCATTTTAATTTTATTTAACGCTTTTTAATTCTTCAATCAATTGATAATATTGTAAAAGTGAAATAATGTTTTCATCTTTTACACTTTGTGATTTGTCTAATGGATGTAACAATGTAATTACCTCAGTTAATTTAATCTGAGTTGTTTTATCAGATACTGTAGGTATAATTTTATTAATTTCTTTAATTATAATAGTAAAGTTATTATTAACAAAATCACGTAATTTAGTTGTGTTAGTGATATTATTAATAAATTCTTTTAATATTAATTTTTGACGATCAGATAAAGTAGAGTATTTGCTATTGAATATTTCCAATAACATACGATAGGCTAATATACGAGATCCTTTATCCATTTTAGTAAATTCTTCCATTACACGATCTTTAACACCTTCCTTATCAACTTCTTTGCGTGTAATATGTTCAAGTAGT